GGGATCCCCAGGGCCAGCTTTTTATGGTTCAACTTCCGACGCCGATCGGCGCGGGATTGAGCCGACTGCTGTCGTCGCTTCCCTTTGGGATCGTTGACCTCGAAACGGACCAAACTGTACAGACCCAGGGAGCCGCCGCGGGATCAGCTCCTTCGTATTTGGATGACACCGCGCCCTACACCTACTACGGAACGACGGTGTGGCATGGGTACGTGTATCAGCCGGGCAACGAACTCGTTCGCACCGATCAGACTCACGCCGCATTCAACGTCGCGGGCTCCGGAGTTACAGTAGCCGTAATCGACACCGGCGTCGATCCCAACAACACAGTTCTGCAGAACTCATTAGTCGCCGGCTACGACTTCACACGCAATCAGAGTGGCGGCTCTGAGATGAATGACTGGCAACAATCCTCGGTACCGCCTCCGGACAACACTACGCAGGCCGCCCAAGTCAGCCAATCAGCAGTAGCGGTTCTGGACCAGTCTGCGGTCGCCGTTTTGGACGGCAACCCCCAGTATGCTGCATTCGGCCACGGAACCATGACCTCTGGAATTGTTCATCTGGTTGCGCCGCAAGCCAGCATCATGCCGTTGAAGGCCTTCCAGTCTAACGGAACTGGTTACGATTCGGATATCCTGCGCGCGATTTACTACGCAGTCAACAACGGCGCCCACGTCATCAACATGAGTTTTAATTACGCCAGCTATTCGCAGGAGCTGGCGAATGCCATTAATTACGCAACCAACAATGGGCTGATCTGCGTGGCCGCTGCGGGAAACAGCGGAGAGCAAGCCACGGTCTATCCCGCTGCCCTGAAGAATGTTATCGATGTGGCCTCGACCAGCAATGACGATGCACCTTCGACCTTCTCCAACTACGGCGCGCCTCCAGTCTGGCTGGCCGCGCCAGGCGAGGGCATCATGACTACGTATCCATTCAACACTTACGCCGCAGGATGGGGAACCTCGTTCAGCACGCCATTTGTATCGGGGACGGCGGCTTTGTTGGCCTCGATGTACAGCGCTCAAGCCGGCACCAACGCCAGTGCGTCGATCGGACAGGTATCTCTCTCGGTTTCTTCCGAGGCCACCGCAAGCGCGCCCAGCAGTCAGCCGCAGGCGGCAAATGCCGTTTCCAATGCCCAATCGATCCCCTACCCTCAAATGGGATATGGACGGCTGGACACATATCAAGCTACGCAAGCTTGGCAGACGAACCTGGGGCTGTACTAAGTTCGACAGCAGACTAGCCCTCGCAGCGCTACGCCTAGCGAATAGGGTCCTGCGGAAGTGCTCCCCGCGATGACTGATACTTGGAGTAGGTGGGGAGACACACGATGCTCCGCCAACCCTAATCGGAGCCAGGCGGGTAAGTTTCGCCGGTCTCACGGTTCACCCAGAGTCCTCGGAATTCGTCCCAAAAGAGAATCGTGCCATCTTCCAGCTGACAGGTCTCAACCGTCTCATCCTGGTTGAACGGATTGGGTAGCTCCCAAATTCGTCCGCAGCTTTGACAATGGCACCTCCGTCCAGATTGCGCTGGCGAACTACCGCATTGAGGACACTTCACCGGCTCTTGATCTCTATTGAGATCGTCGAGCATCCATTTGTAGATTGGTGTTCCTATTTTAAGCGCTTTTCGAATGTTGTATTCGGCCAGGGGATAAGTAGGACGTGTTTTCACCCAGTCCAGTGCTTGCGAGGTCGAATCCGCTTGATCGTCGTGCTTCGTGTAAGGGAAACTTGTCAATTCATGCATATACTCGGCGAGCCAGTCGGCTTGTTGGGGCAAGTACACGAAGCCATTCTCGATGGTGCTCGAAACCGAATGCAGGCGCATGATCTTGTCCATCGTTGGCTCGTATTTAGCGACTCCAGAAACACCGTCACGGATGAGATCCTGGATCAGCGCGGTTCCCGACGCTTTATCCTCGATGAGAATGTTAGAAACGTGGTATCGAGACGCCCAACTGACGATCGCACGCTTGAGCTCTGGAAATTCCAGACGTTTACGATACACGTGCAGCAGATAGAGTTTTTTCCGCTTGAACCCCCAGGTAGTGCAGACACTATAGTCGCTCAGCTCGGTGTTTTTGTTGGCCGTGTCCCAGCTCTGAAACACGATTTCGAATTTCGAAGGTTGTTCTCCGGGAGCATAGAACTTAAACCACTCGGCTTTTACCATGCCGCCGCCAAGCGGTGCCGGTTGTTGCTGGTACTGCCCGGCAAAGTTATATTCCCCGATAGTGCAGCGTATATGTTGGAGCACCTCGAGGGGCTCGCGTTCGGGGTGCAAGGCTTCGCCCGCTGCGCGGTGTACGGTGCGAGTGCCGAAAAAGGAACGAATCATGTGGGTTTCCTCTTCTTCCGCGATGGAGGGCAGACGCACGTGTTCCCACTGCTCTTGCTCCAGGACATGGCCAACCAGATCGTCTTCGTGCAAGCGCTGCATAATAATAATGATGCAACCGGTGCGCTTGTCATTGAGCCGGCTGTAAAGAGTGTGGTCGTACCATTCGTTGGCAGCTTTGCGCTGGCTTACCGACACCGCCTCATCCGGTTTTAGCGGGTCGTCGATAATGATGATGTCGGCGCCCCGTCCCGTTAGCACACCCCCGACAGAAGTCGCCAGCCGGAAACCATTCTGTGTGGTTACAAACTCCTGCAACGACTGCTTTTGGGGAGAGAGCCGGGTGTTCGGAAAAAGAGTCCTATACCAGGAACTCGACAGCAGGTTCCGGCAATCGAGAGAGTGCTTATTAGCGAGATCTTGGCCATAGCTGGCACAGATGATCTGGACACTCGGATTGTGACCCAGGGCGAAAGCTGGGAGGGCAACGGCTGCCTGCATCGATTTGAGCGAGCGGGGTGGGACATTGATGATCAGGCGTTTGACTTGGCCGCGCAGACAGGCTTGCAGCTTGCTCGCAATCAGTTCGTTGTGCCAGGTTGGCATGAACCGGACAGACGGGTTCAATTCGCAGAAAGAGCGATGTACGAACGTGTTGAAATCCGTTCTTACCATCGCACGATATTCAGCGAGACTGATACTACTTACTGTGGCCATCCTGGACCTCCTTGGGGTCGGAAACTTCGGTCAGAAACTTCGGTCAGCTTCAGAACTTCGTCATCTGTTTGTTGGAATCGCTGCAGAATGCCTTGTATGACCTCCTGATCAAGGTCGTCGACGACCTGAGACTGTTGGGCGGCCGCAGTATTCTGCTTTTCTTCCGTTTCCCGCGCCAGGTCGCGCAACTGATCGACGGCTCGTAGATCGCCCCCCGCGGCTTTGTTGACGAGTTGTTTGAAGGCGGCCTCCAGTTTGGTAACGGTCTTGCGCCGGCCATGCTCGATAATGGACACTTTTTCCCGAAGCGTTTTCATAAAAACAGTTGCGACGTTGAGGCTCCCTTTGGGGCGTCCTTTCGGGTTGCCCGAGACGCCCTTCTTAAAGCGCGTGGATTCCGGCGGCCTGCAGAAACCTACGGCAGTTCCCGGTTCAGGCGTCTCATTCTCCATGACTTTATCTTTGCCGTTTTGATTGTCATCGCTCTTATTCACTGCCCTACCTCCTTTTCGATTTCATCGAAGCTTTTTCCCGAAATGGCGTGAGTGGCAAGTAGTCCAGTGAAACGCTGCCAGCGACGAACTATGGTATCGACATACACGGGATCGATTTCCATGCCGTAGCAGATTCGCCCGGTGCGTTCAGTCGCAATCACCGTGGTACCGCTGCCCAAGAACGGATCAAGGACTATGTCGCCTCTCGCTGAACAGTCCATGATCGCGTCCGCCACAAGCGCAACAGGTTTGACGGTCGGATGGAGTTGAAGCAAATTCCCTTCCTCGGTAGAACGGGAAAATGAGTTTGCACCTGGATAGTTCCAAACGTTGGTGCGATAGCGACCAAATTGGCCGAGTTGTACATTGTTGCGATGGTCATTTTTTCCGTTTTTGAAGACCAGCACCAGTTCGTGTTGGCTCCGATAAAGCGAGCCCATACCGCCGTTGTCTTTGACCCAAACGCACAGGTTTTTCAGTTCTGTGTAGATCTGTTTGCCGGCGGCGAGGATTTCGGGCAGATGTCTCCAGTCCATGAAGGCGAAATGTATGGAACCGTCGACAGTGTGCTGTACCAAGAGCGCGAACGCATGTGCAAGGAAATCGGTGAATTCGGCCTCACTCATTTCCCCCGATGCCATCCGGAAGTTGTTGTGATGGATCGCTCCTAGCCCGGTAGCATGGCCGTCGATTCGAACGTTGAATGGGGGATCTGTGAGGACCATTGATCCTTGCCTGCCTTCCATGAGGGTCGAGTAGCTTTTTGCATCGAGACAATTCCCACAAAAAACCCGATGCCGACCGAGACTCCAGATATCAGACGTCTGGCTGACCGGGATTGTCGGTTCAGATTGTGGGATTTCATCGGCGGAGTCTTTCACGCCTTCATGGGCAGGAGCAATTCCTTCGATCATGAGGTCGATCTCACCAACTTCGAAGCCCGTGGCCTCCAAATCGAAATCCAGATCCACCTCGCATAGCTCCTTCAACTGCTCCGCCAGTAACTTCTCGTCCCAAGAAGCCTGTTCCGCAAGACGGTTATCCGCAATCACGAAGGCGCGACGCTGGGATTCCGACAGATGCTGGATGCTGATCGCGGGTACTTCCTGAAAGCCTAGGCGCTGGGCAGCCTCGATCCGACCATGGCCGGCCATGACATTACCGCTCCCGTCAATCATCACGGGCCAAAGGAAGCCAAAGTTGTCGATACTTTTTGCAAGCTGCGTAATCTGCCGGTCGCTATGAAGTCGTGGATTTCTCGGATCGCGCTTCAAATCTGCAATTGGAATCCGAACGATCGTGGTAGGGAGAATTGGCTTTATGCGCCCCAGAGAATTGCGCGCTCTGGAGTTTCGTCGAAGGTTTTTTGTATTGGTTATCACAGGACTGATTCTGCGACAACCAAGCCGGAGATGAGTTGGAATTATGGGTCCAAAAAAGTTTACTGGAAGAGCACCAATTGAATTTCGTGAAGAATATTTAAGAAAGCAAACAATTCACTGGAGAACGGAACTCCTTGGGTCCCAAGACCGCGTTTGCCCGAGCGTAGGTTCGGCGCGGTCCGTACGAGGCAGTGTATGAGACTCTGCAGTCGACCAAGGAAATTACGCCATCCCTCAGAACCGGCACTGGTAGGATTTCTCCTGATGGCCCAGGCTCGCTAACATGCACGCCTGTCGTCGAACCTTTGGGTCGCCAATATGATAGGATTCGCTTGACCTCTGTTTCCGAGATGGGCATCCACGGGGCGGTTTGTTGAACGTGTTTCACGGCCTCGCTCACAGCCACACAATGCTTCTCACCCTTTTCCCTAGCGCGTTCATAAGCATAGAGAGCTCGTGTATCTCTTCCCAACACCCATATTGGCTGCAGCCCGTTTTTCCTAGGTCTTCCTGATATTGGCATAGGTCCTCATCCGAAGAATTTATGCAGATTAGCAGATTAGAGATTCAGAGCCGAACCTTCGCACAGGGCCCGCGATCAGAGAGCACGTTCCTCACAGCAGATTTTCAAAACTCAGCGGGCTTGTCAATCCCACGGCTGCAAACGTTGATCGTTGTGATTCGGGTTGCTGATGGTAGGCGGTAGAAGAACCGACCAGATTCAGTGACGCACGCCTACGGTTCATTTATCGGCTCCCTAAAACCTCCAAAGGGGCCGAATCCACGACATTTTGAGCCGCATTCGGCTTGAACTTTCGTCGAAAGGAAGCGTCAATGTAGGTGGAGGTTCTTTATGCCGGACCCGATTGCCCAGCGCCTTACCGAGTTGTCACAACTCAATAAACCATCCCTCTGCGAACTGTGGAAGGAATTATTCCAAACGCCCCCACCGCTCCGGCTCAGGCGACGCCTGATAATCCAAATTCTTGCTTATCGGATGCAGGAGCAGGCTTTCGCGTCCTTGAACCCGGCGAGTCGCGGTCGCCTGCGTCAACTGGCGCGAGCGCTCGAAGCCGATTCAAAAACCACAATTCCCTCGACCCGAAGCCTCGGGCCGGGAACGCGTCTGGTACGCCAATGGCGCGACCAAGTCCACCTGGTGAATGTGGAAGCTGATGGCTATGAGTACCAGGGTGCTCGCTTTCAGAGTCTTTCGGAGATCGCGCGCCTGATTACCGGCACCCGCTGGTCTGGCCCTCTTTTCTTCGGAATTAAGAGCGAACAAGTTAGCACCAATAACAACAAGGAGGCCCAATGAGCGCCGAGTCCAAACCCGTCATGCGTTGTGCGATCTATACGCGAAAGTCCTCGGAAGAAGGTCTCGATCGATCCTTCAACTCGCTGGATGCGCAGCGAGAAGCCGGTGAGGCTTTCGTACTCAGTCAGCGGCATGAAGGCTGGCGCACCCTGCCTGCTCGCTATGACGACGGTGGATACTCCGGTGGCACCATGGACCGTCCCGGACTGAGAAAACTGCTCGAAGATGTCCAGTCCAACAAAGTCAACGTGGTCGTCGTATATAAGGTAGATCGCCTCACGCGCAGCCTGTCGGACTTTGCCAAGATTGTCGAGGCTCTTGACGCAAAAGGAGTTTCCTTCGTCTCGGTAACGCAGCAATTTAATACAACGAATTCGATGGGCCGGCTTACGCTCAACATCCTGCTCTCGTTTGCACAGTTCGAGAGGGAGGTTACGGGAGAGAGGATTCGCGACAAGATCGCCGCCTCGAAGAAGAAAGGAATGTGGATGGGTGGGCCGGTACCGCTCGGGTACAGCCTTGAGGCACGCAATTTGATTCCGCATCCAACCGAAGCTGCGCTCGTCCGCCGGATCTTCGCGCTCTACCTCAAACTCGATTGTGTCCGGAAGTTGGTCGCTCAACTCAATGGCGAAAGCGTCAGAACAAAAACCTGGGTGACGAAGACTGGTGTGCGGGTTGGAGGTGTTCCCTTCGCACGCGGTCACCTCTACTACCTTCTTCGGAATCGTCTTTATATCGGCGAAATCCGACACCGTGAACGCTGGTATCCGGGAGCGCACCTAGGCATCCTCCCGCGAGAGTTGTGGGACAAAGTGCAGGCGCAACTGGATAGCAATCTGCGCACGCAATGTAAGCGTGCCAGAGAGAAATCTTCCAGCGCGCTGACCGGTCTGATCGAAGACGAGCACGGAAATCGCTTTACCCCGTCGTTCACAATCAGGCGGGGAAGGCGATATCGATACTACGTCTCTCAAGCTGTAACTCAGAATCCGGGTGGTCAACAGTGGGGTCCGACTCGTCTGCCTGCGCGCGAGATTGAGAGTCGGGTCACTGAACGGCTGCAGACTTTCCTCAGATCGGATGCGCAGGTATGTGACGAATTGAGCGCCGCCGCGGAGGGTCCGGCCGTCTTGCATCAGGTGGTAGCGGGAGCCAAGAAACTCGCCGCGAAGTTGCCCTTGCTCCCCACAGACGCCCTTCGAGACTTGCTAGCCAGCATCTTTCAGAGTGTCATCATCCAAGAGAAGAACATTCAAGTGATGATCAGGAAAAGCGATCTGCGTGAGCTGTTAGAACGGGGCGATCAGATCACCGCCTCCAATCTGACGCGATTGCGAAAGCCAATCGACCAAACGGAACTGCTTTGTTTAACCATCGAAGCAAAGCGGAAACGCTACGGTGGCGAAATCCACTTGGTTGTTCCTTCCCAATCGAACGCCCCGGCCCGACACATCAGGCCCGCATTGATAAAAGCCGTCGCGCGCGGTCACGGCTGGTGCGAAAAACTTCTCGAGGGGAGGGTGGCTGATATGAGATCCCTGGCCCGGGAGACCGGACTCACACCTCATTACGTGCGCAACGTCTTTGCTTGCGCTTTCCTCGCTCCCGATATTGTCGAGGCCATCCTGGAAGGACGTCAGCCTCTAGCTCTGAAGTTCGAGAATCTATACAAGCACATCCCGCTGAGTTGGACCGAGCAGCGACAGCAGTTCGGGTTTCCCCAAGATCCGCGTCAAGCAAAATCGGTTCCGCAATAGATTCCCTGATCGCGAAACAAAATTCCCTGATACTCTCCTGTTAATTCCCTGCTCGGCTCCTGTTCCGATTTGAGCTGAAGGGCCGCTTACTCCGGCAAAATGTGCAGCTTAGAGAGAAAAGAATCCAATTTCGGGGGCAGAAATTCACAAATTCCCTGTATTTTTCCCTGTTAGCAGGGAATTTGGGGCGGAGAAGAGTTAGCGCCGGACTGCGCTCTCCGCCAGTTTTCAAATCACAGCCAAACATGCGGGTTCCGTGAGCTTGTTACTATTTTTAAGCGGTTCCTGTTACTAAAAATCGTGAAATCCCTTGATTCGCAGTATTGGGAATCAGGGGATTTTTCATGGCAAACCGTACTGCAACGCTGTACATCCACATCAGCAAAAACGGCAAAAGCCCGTTCTGCAAGCCTGTCTACCAGTCCAAGGGTCGCCTCAAGCCGCAATATATGCAATGCACTTGCGTTTCAAATCTTGAGTCTGACCAAATTGAATTGGGCTTCGACTGATTCGCTTTGTGGAGAGCCTATCACTACCAAGTACGCGGGGGACATCGCCTAACGGCGCATGGCGGCAGCCCTGTTCTTGCAGTAAGCGACGCGGCATA